GGGCGCGTCGGGCGCGTCAGGTGCCTCTGGACCGTCGGGTGCGTCGGGTGCGTCGGGTGCCGCATCCTAAGGATGCTCGAGAACCCACAACCCCTGCAAAAAGGAATCGGCAAGATCGTCCTTCTTGGGATGCTTTGCAAAGTGCTCCTGATTGACTTCGGGAACGAGGACACGGGCGTGCGCAATACCCGTTGCCTTGCGACCCTTGTACGTTGTCGTCGAATCCGTCAGCATCACGACATTGGACAATTTATGCGTGGCAGACACACCTGCACACTTGATTCCTCGTGCCGCAAAATACATTTGAATCATTGCCTGGACACCGAACATCCGACGGTCCATCTGGTTTTCGACACACACATGATCAATTTTTCCCCACGTTGCAAGGCGTGTATCGAGACTCTTTGCAATACAGGGTGCCAGATCAAGGACCGATCCGGACAAGGCAGATCCAACACTCTTCTTCCATCGATTCTGCGTATAATGATTGTACAGCAACTTCACCTTATCCGCCTTTTTTGCAGTGAGTGGAAACCCATTCTTTGCCATTTCGGCATCCAACTCTGCAGGCGTCTTGTCGGACAGAGACTTCTTCGTCACCTTCTTGGTCTTGGGATGGTGCTTGCCGCATGCAAATTCACCCCCACTCGCATGCTCCCATGATGCGGCAGCAGGACACTTGTAGCATCGAGGCGCACCCAACCCTGCACGCTCGGCAAGGACATCAACGATTGTCCAATCCACAATGCGGACATCGTGGCGACTCGTGCCCTCGAGAACACAAATGGCAAGGTTCCTCAATCCTACGTCCAAGGAGACGACCCGCATTGCATCTATCTCGCGATTTTCACGTAAATCACCGAGAAGGACAAATGGATACATTTTGTGCGAACTTCAAGGCAATGCCCTACGACGCACGCCGGGCAAAACTTGACCAGATTCTGGCATTTGTCCGATCGCAGAATGCACCCGAGATTGCAAACGCCTTTCAAGAGTTGCGCAATTGTTATCCGGTGTTTCCGCTTTTTCGTACCGAACGTGAGTTCAGGGAATACCTTGCATGGGGTCAGTTAATCTCACATGCAAACCATCCGATGGTACATCATATTTTAAGTCAAGGATAAAGACAATGCCGTGTGATTGTACGTCAAACATTCCAACCGCACCGATTCGTTTGAGATGGGTTCGCAAAGCGGTTGTAGGGTTGCCTACACCTCCCCCTACGCTGTTGCCTTCAGTAACGATACAAGCACCGATTTTGCGTCCCGCTTTCCGAAGGGGATTCCGCGTTTAGTCAGCATGTCGCGCAACTCCGACGATGTCTTGCTGTCTAACGTATCCGTATCGATCGGCGGAGGAGGTCCAGACACACCATCCGGTTCGTCCTTTACACTCGCCCGGTCATCCTCCTCGTCCTCGGAGGGCGGCGGGGCAGCGACAGGTTCGGGTTCGGGTTCAGGGAGCGCCTCCTGCGGGCGGGCAATCTCGTTAATCACCATGATGATACTGTTCATGTTGGAATAAAGACGGGTCTGTTGCCAGTACAACCATCCGACCATTCCCGCAAGAACGAGGACCATTGACGCAAGAAGTGCAACTGCTGTGTGAAGAAGTTCCATTTATTCATTGAGTCTCATAACAAATTTTAGAATCTGACGGACAAGATAAATGAACGTCTTTCTGGAAGCACTTATTGTCGGTCTCGCGTTTCTTCCAATTTTCTGGGCAGTCGACAAACTTGGACAGAGCAAGTGGGTCACACTCTTTCTCGCAGGCGCCGCGTTCCACCTGGTTGCAGAGGTTACAGGTGTGAATGCTGCCTACGTCCGGACCAAGGTCTGAATGAGGTCCCACAACTCTGAGCGCCGAGAATGAAATGGAATCGATCCAACCATGTTACAGAGTGCAAGCAACACCACATTGTCCGTATTCACATTGCGAAGACGAAGATGTCCTAGAAACAAGGAGATCACGTGACTGCGGTACGCATTGTCAACAGGTGCAAGACCAAACACAACCTCGTCAAATCCAAGCAGAGACTGATAGACCTTTGCATAGTCATAGAGTGGATCACCATTCAATGTCAAGGTCTTGCCGATACGACCACGCATATCCACACACTTGATTCGATCTTCAAGTGTCCACAGGAGATTCGCAAACCATGGATCCCCGTGCACAATCGATACGCAGGTGGGTGTGTACTGCTTGAGACGTGAGAGAAGGAGTGCGTAGATGCGCGAAACATTTGGAAGCGTATCGTACTCTGGGCGCGAAATACGCTGCGTCAACTTGGAAAGATAGGACTGCTTGATCTCTTCGGGGGTCACTGTGATTGGAACGTCTGGACAGGTGTGCAGTGTGTCCAGCGTACTAAACACGGAGTTCATGTGGGGTGGACCGAGGCGCATAGTCGTAAACAGTGTAGTGAGTGGGACGGAATGAATATATTCAATTTCAAGTTTGGTTTCAGATCCATAGTGGTATGCTGGAAACAGACCCTGGACCCGCGGCAAGGTCTGCAAACGTCTGTACACGTAGAGTTCACCTTTCAAATCCTCTTCGGGTGCCGTCTTCACGACAACAACCTTGACCTCTGTTCCAAGTTTGGATGGGAGCATTGTCTATGTTTTTATCTCGTATGTATAAATGCGTAAGTACCCCCAAAAAGGAGGCGACATGCTTGAAAATCTCGGATTTGTTGGATTGGGCGCCTACGCTGCCTCCAGACCCGGTGGAAACACTGTATCCGGATTCCTTGGAAACCTCTTTACAACGGGACTGTACATTCTTGCTGCAATTGTAGGTGTCGTGCTTGTCTTTTTCTTGATTGCAATGATCTTTGGAAAGCGCCAGACCTACAAGGACTTTGGTGTCGCCTTTGCCGACGATGCACCCGTCCCGTCGGATGTAAAGGGTGACCTGCAACCGGTGGGTCCAACAAAGGGCGGGGACAATAAGGTCATGACACCTGCCGGTAACGTGATTGTCTATTAAAAATCAGCATCCAGTCGGAGTTCCTCTGCAACTCCCCGGATCTCGCGGGAATAGTCGGACACCTTTTTCTCAAAGAAGTTTGTCTTGCCATCGAGCGAAATCAGATCCATAAAGTCAAAGGGATTTTGGGACGAATAGAGTTTGGATCCACCCAACTGAACCACAATACGGTCGGCAACAAACTCAATATACTGCGACATGAGTCCCGCATTCATGCCAATGAGCGAGCAGGGAAGTGCCTCGCAAATGAACTCCTTTTCAAGCGCCACTGCCTCGCGCACAATTGCGGACAAGACCGACACGTCAACTGGAACCTGCTTGTGATACACTGCCACTGCAAAGGTTGTATGGAGTCCCTCGTCGCGCGAAATCAATTCGTTCGAAAAGGTGAGACCCGGCAACAGTCCACGCTTCTTCAACCAAAAGATGGAACAAAAGGCGCCGCTAAAAAAGATGCCCTCGACACAGGCAAAGGCAATCAGTCGCGTTGCAAAATTGTCCTGCGAATCAATCCACTTCAGTGCCCACGCTGCCTTTTTCTCAATCGACGAGATGGTCTTGATTCCATCAAAGAGACGCAACTTCTCTGCCTCATCCTTAATGTACGTGTCAATCAGGAGCGAATACGTCTCTGAATGAATGCCTTCCATCGCATTCTGAAAGGAGTAGAAGAGTTTGACCACCTGCGACTCCGACTCCCGCTGGAAACGAAGTGCAAGGTTCTCCTGGACGATTCCATCGGACCCTGCAAAAAAGGCGAGAACATACGAGATGTAATGCCGCTCCTCCTTGGAAAGACGAGACCAATCTGCAGCGTCCTTGCTGAAATCAATTTCATCCGGTGTCCAAAAGACCGCGACATGCTGCTTGTAGAGTCGATACAGATCCTGCTCCGACGCCTTGATTGGAAACAGAGTGTACGACATTGTATTACTTACAACAGAAAACACCTAAATGATATACAATGAGTAGCACAACAGGCGTCCAATCTTTATTGACAAATGTGTTTCGCCCTGTCTACACGTACAGTGGCACAGGGTTCTCGACAAGTGTTGAATTGTCGAATGTCGACACAGTTTCGGCAAGCAATGCCATTCTCTACCGCGCAGATATAGGGGATTCAAAGTCGAATGTCTATGTCGGTCTTAATTCTGGAAATGCGTGGAGCACGGTGCGAGGATGTTCGAATGCAATTGGTCTCGGATACGGTGCTGCCGCGAATATTTCCAGTGTCTCGAATTCCGTATATATTGGAACCCTTGCAGGTGCAAATTCGAGCTCAAATTCAAACACAATTGCCATCGGGTACAATGCAGGTCAGTCGTCGACAGGGTCTTCGAACATTTTTCTTGGAACGTCAACCGGATGTCAAGTCGGAAACAACAATGTGTACATTGGAAATCAATTGACGGCAACCAGTACACCGTATACATCCAATCAATTTTTGGTGGGAACATCGAATACAGTGGCACTTGCTGCGGATCTATCTGCAGGGTGTGTCTCCATTGGAAAAAGTGATACGGGAATGAGGTACCTCACAACTCCGTCTACACGCTTTCCGAGTCTCAATTTGGACGTCGCAGGGTATGCGCGCATTCAAACTGGTTTATCGATCGGTCGTGATCCGGGCAATGCAGTCTTGGATGTGAATGGAGATTTCAGGACAGACGACGGATATGGATCGTTGCGATTCACACACGACCAGTCCACCTCGAATTCTGTCTTGACGGCAGTCTCTTCGAACAATTCGCTCTTGACGAACATTTTTCCAACTCAGTGCGGCGTCTTTCCGATCGACACGGGATTTGCTACACAATCCATCCCTATTCCCGGCATGACGTCTGCCGGTGTCGTCGTTCCCGTCTATGTCGCAACGTCAGGGGCATCGTACACAACGCGCATTATTTCTGTCGTGCCAACTACGGGTTCATGCACGATCACCTTTGCAAACAACTCTGGATTTACCGCCGGCGATACGATCGTCTGGTTTGCCCCGAAACTCTTCTAGTCTTGCGTCTACGCCTGCGCCGAGATGTACCGCCGTGCGATGCATACCCCTCGCCATGTGCCGTCTGTGCCGCGAGTGCCGCGTTGTTTTCTCTAAGCGCAGTGTCGTACTTTTGTTGCGCAGCGTTTATTTGATCATCGGCAGCACCTGGACCTTTAAGTTTCTTTAACTCGTCCAGTATCCTCTTTGCAGTCATGAGCTCGGTATTTGTACGGTTTACATTTGCCTGTCGCTGCTCCGGCGTGCTCATTTATTACACTGCAAATGTTTTTAACTTTTCGATCATCTTTCGAACGCTCACGGTTGACACCCCGCTTGATTTCGTGACGTCGGGTAGACGCGATCCCAACACAAAGAACACCACACCTGCCACAATGGTTTTCGGTGTGTGTTCCATCTCGGGCAAACGCGTCAAGAGTTTCATCACACTGTCGCGCTCTCCATCATTCATTGCGAGATCTGCGCAAATTCGCTCTGCAATCCCAATTTGTGTATCGAGAACGCTCGATGCCTCCGACATGAACCGAACCAATGCCTTGCACAGTGCTCGAATGGATACATGGAAGAGTGTAGAAATCTCTTCATGAGTCCGCGTGGCATTGTGTTGACGACATGCAGTAAAGACCGATCCTGCCATAAGAGCACGTCGAGTCTCTCCACGTGTCTTTCGCGCATCTTCAACCTTCTTGAACAATGCACATGCGTCGTGAATCACTGCTTTAGGAAGACCGATTCGTGTACACGATCCCTGAATCGCATCGAAAATACCCATCCACGATCGCTCACCGTGACTCGAAAAGGACCACGAAGACATTTTCGCAATTGTCTTGGATTCTTCAGACTGACCCGGTGTACGCCTCCGCATCATCATGGATCCATAGGACGATTCGGGCAGCAACTCATTGGTCACTGCGCCCGTTCGCGATGGATCGTCTTCTGTATTCGAATACATTCGCCACTCTGCACCCTCGTCAATGTCATGTCCAAGAAGCGTTCCACACTGCGTACACGTCGTACTTCCCTCTTCAACTGCCGTCGTTTCGTGCAGGCACTCCATGGTGTTGAGTACATTGGACATTGCATGGTTCGTTTTCACACCTTCAGTGTCAACTCAAATGGAGGAACCCATGTATGCAGAACATCCTTCCAACTAAGTGTCCTGTCTGAATCAAGGTAATTCGTGGCAATGCGGTTAAACACGTGAACATAGGTAATCAAGACTGCCGCTACAACTATCCAGGACCAGTCCATTTCTATCCAAGTGAGATGTTCTGAGTGCGAGGCAAACGACGACTCAAGACTTCGCGCCTTGTCCCACCGACCGACATGTCCTCAGCACCCTCAGGAATACCCTCAATTGCCCGCAGTGCTTCCGCAACACGCTCAGGTTGGTCGGCAAATTGCAAAAAAAGTTGCTGGCGTAACGTGGATCGCTTCAGTGCAGGGCGAACGGTACGCTCACTCCTGGCAATCGTACCCGCACTCCCCTCAATAATAAAATTGTCGAGACTGTTTGTCTTCATGAACTCAAGGACCGTCACGCCCAATTGCGTCTTGCGTTCACGAATTGCCTTTGCCTGGCGCTGGAGGGCACGAAGTTCATCATCTGCCGCAATCCACTGGCGTAGGGCATCGCGAACCTGGTCTGTATCCATTTGTGATCTCTGTAGATATTGTCTGAAAACTAGAACTTCCAACGCTTATCGCACTCGAGACATGTGACAAAGGTCGTCATCGGTTCATCTGCAGATCGAGTCTGCATTTGGTACGAATCGCATCGAGTCTTGCGCTTGCACGAAGAGCAGTTCATAAAGATGGATGCAGTTGAGCGCTTCGAATACGTTGCCTTTTCCTTTTCACTCGCAGACTCAATCATCTTTGCCCATCGATCTGGATCTTGCTGAAGCGGCGTTGAATTTGCAAATTCATCGGGTGTCATTGTTGCCAGCAGGTGACGGCACTTGAACAATTGGACTGCACGACTCTGATACAGGGTCTTGAACACCGGATTCTCCCACCCAATATCGATAAACCATGCCTTTGCATCCTTGATTGTGCGCTCAAGAATTGCCGTCTCCACATGATTGCTATTAAAGTGATTCCGCACAAGTGTTCGCAGAGTATTCTCGACGAGGACATTGGATGCATGTACAGTGTGCACTGGGCGCGACTCACGATTTTCAACCGGGAGACTGTCCTCATCCTCCGGGTCTGCCTCCTCCTCCTCCGGGGGATCTTCGTCCTTGAGATCCTCTTCCTCTTCGTCTTGAAACGTACAGGAATGATAAATCTCGTCATACTCTACAGACTTTAGATCCTTGTACTGCGTGACAGACGCATCGTAGTCGTCTACATTCTGATTGACCGAATGCAGAATTGCAATTGTCCCGGAAAACAAGTCGTCATTGAACGGAGGGGGCAGCATATGCTGATTGGTTGTCTCATCTTCCTCTTCCGTCGAGACTCCAAAGACAGAAAGTACAATGTCATCGTGCGTCAATTTTCCTTGGAACTGAAGCGTAGGTTGCTTGAGCTTCTTTCGCAACCATGTGAGGACATCCGGCGTCTTTGCGGGGATTGCGACTTCGGACAGAGTTCCCTGATGCGAAATGAATACGGCAAGTACCATTCTTTACTCTGTGTGCATTTATTGAAGATGCCTTCGTTTTTACTTGTATGAACCTGCAATTCCTGCCGCAGTGAGTCCAAAGACAATAAGTACCATAAAGATCACAAACAATACACGCATTGTCGGCATTGATCTCAGATAGTTTGCAGCAACTTGCAACCATGTCGATCTGTCTTCGAAAATGATCGGGATCAAAATTGCAATAAAACAAAGTCCGATTAAGGCACCTCCTGCAATCGCAATCTTCATCAACGCACCCGTGTTCGAGGTGCTCTGCGTCTTTTTGGCAGGGCAGCGTCCATCAGGGCACGGGGCATTCGGAGGGTAATAATATACGTGCGGAAGCGACGGAATGATCTTTTTAGGGTCAATTCGTCCAACTGTATGCTGAAGCGCTGCCATATCATTGTCCGCAATCACGGCAGGTGTCTTCATAAAAATCACTCGAGGTCCAGGCGTCTCGCGATACCCAATACGCATTTCTCCACACGGGATTGCATACTTTGTGTACGTTTGATACTCGGATTGAACCCATGTGAAGAAGGGTGCATTTGCGGGAACGAGTTGCGACAAACTCCAATTTTGCCCCACTGAAATGCCCTCAATTGACTTTCGACTTCCAAACACCTTTCCTGGATCCGCAGTCAGTTCACCAAATCGAGGCGAAATTGCGGCAAAAAAGTTGGTTGACCCCGCAGCAGGTGCCCCACCTGCAGTACCGGCAAAGTTACGGGTCGATGTGAGTGGAATATAAATCGTAATGGTCTCTCCAATGCACGCAAGCACTCCATCTGCATTTTGCCCTTCTACACGCAGCGGAGATGGATAGTACCATTCAAGACGCGGAATCGAGTAGACGGACCCATTAAAGGTCACTTGAAATGGAATGATTGGAAGAATATGAATCCGATTTCCAGAGGTCTCATTTGAATCAGGCATACGCACAATGTCTACCGTAGACACTGAGTTTGCCGCATTGATTGAAAATGTGCAATTCGAACACCCTTCCGACTTTGCCATGGAAAGACCTGCAGTGAGATCCCCACCCGGCATAGGGTCAGTGACCATGTGTACATTGCACGACGAACCTGCACCCATTGTAGTAATCAACACAAAACAAGTATCGGACAAAAGACAAGCAGATGCCCCCTCCACCCGTATCTTCGATTGATACAAATGCCCCTGCGTCCTTAAACTGGTGGCAATCCATTCTCCTTGCAGCATCGTCTGCTCTTCTTGGAATTCTCTCGGTTGTAATGGCGCAAAGCGGTGCGGGCGGTCCACCGAAACCCCAAGTTCTTTTCAGATATGTCCCTCACTTCCTGCTACTCTTTGGTATATTGGCAGATGCCTTCACATACCAAGGAGTGTATTGGACATCGACAGTTGTTGGACTTGCCGGATACTTTGCCACAGTCCCGCTGAGTGCTATCATCGACGGTATTGCCGGATTGCTTAGTCGCGCATACAGTCGTGCATCGGGCGCACCTGCAGCTGCACCGGCAGCACGCGTCGGGACTGCAATCACACTGGACGGATCGTATGATGGATGCACGTTCCAGGGCGGATCTGTCGAGTCGGTGCCTGTCCCGCCCACACTCACTGCATCGTCATCCGTCATGTGGTATTTCATCATTGACAGCATTGACAATCACGGATTCGCAAGTGCCCTTGGAAGTATTTTTGCATTCATGGGATTGTACGGCGCGCAAGTCTCTTCAATCAAGGCGTGTATAACAACCTTTTCATCCGGCGCAATGTGGGGATTGATCTATGGACTCATTGTTGCAGGCATCCTGTACTCGCTGATCAAGAGTTTCGGTCCGCAATACCTGCCGAGCAGCGTGGTCAATGCAGGTGGAAGCGGTACCGCTGCCGGTGCCGGAGGCAACGCCGCCGGTGGAGCGACCACAATTACACCAGGAACCGGTGGTGCCCCTACAGGATGCCAGGGTACATCGTGTCCTTAGGCAGTTGCATCACGGAACAGTGTATAATATCCACTCACATCCCGACTACCCGAATGACGACCAACCTCGTACCCATTCTTGAGAAGAACAATTGTCGGAACGGCAACCACCTTCAGAGTACGTGCAAGACCCTCCCTGTCATCATGGGTATTTACCGACACCCACGTTACAGTCTCAAACTCTTCCTTCAGAATCGAAACGGTCGGTTCGATCAACTTGCAAGGCGTACACGTGGGACTCGAAAAGTGACAGGCAACGATGTTACTCATTTGTACTTGGTACAACCTTTTCGATGAAGACGCTTTCCACTTCCACCTTTAGATGCGTAACCTTTTGCCGAACACTCTTCGTGACATTCAACTTCTTGTCCTTGCACAGTTCGATAAATGCCTTTAGAAGATGCTTGTCGACAAGTTCAGGGTTCAGTGTGTCTAGGTTCTCCCGCATCCACTTGATAAGCACAGGTTGAGGAACTGCCGGTCCTAGTATAGACACTGGACACCCGGGCGCCACCTCGTCCAGAACGGGCGGTTCAGGCGCCTTCCCCTCGACACACTCTCGTGCCATACGGTCCACGACATCATTCTGCCTTGACAAGTCATCCGTTCCACCCGTATGTGCCTTCACATGGACGAATCGATGGGTCTTAAACCTTGACAGTTTGCCGGTAATGTCCTCAATCAAGTCGCGATTCAGGACATCCTTGCCAACAGATGTCTTCCATCCACGCGTGACCCATCCAGTGATCCACACAGTCAAACACTTGATTGCGTATTCGCTGTCTGAATAAATCACAATGTCTTCATCGCCGCATCCTTTTTTTACAAGAATCTCAGCAGCAAGACGAATTGCGGACAATTCTGCACGATTGTTCGTGTGCGGATGCGTGTCTGGCAATAGGTGCGCCTCAGACCAATCGGGAGTCTCAGGGAACCATGCGGCATATCCGCCCTTGGCACCCTTTTGACCATTTGCACTGCACGCCCCATCTGTAAAGACCCTCATTATATTCTATATCTTACATAGTACTAAATGGGAGGAGTAATAGATTTTTTCTATCCTCCGAGGGGTGTTCCATTCATGTTTCATCATGTCTGCCCTCACGGCACACCTGATATCCCCAAGTGTTTGATAGACCATTTAGTTGCCAACGCACACGAGGGTAGTATATCGATGAAAGAAGGTGAAGACATGATTACAGACGCTATCCAAGGACGACCCATTGGACCTGGTCAAACTGTGATTGAAATAACGCATATCCCCAATGTACAGCGCTATTTTTTCCCAGAAGACCTACTCACTTGGTGGCGAAAGGAACAAACGGATGGGTTTGTAAACTCTAGGACTATTACCGGTGATCCAAATCAATATTGGTTTACGAGTCCGTTCCAGAAAGTACTCGGAAATCAAAGAAGACTACCGGATGGTAGTGTTGACCTTGGAATGGGAGATGTTCGTGCGATTATAGTTAAAATTAAACCTAATAAAGTCCTTGCCATAAATAGAAAACCGGAAGAAATACAGAATTTGAACTCTAAACGACCTACAACCGCAGGGGGGAAACGCAAGACTCGGCGGCGCAGAAGGAAATCCTATCGTAAGAAGTAATGATTCAACTCCCATGGGTCGTCGGCGGTCTAATTTTTGGACTTGTCGTGGCAACGGTACTCATTCCACCGACTCGTAAAGTTCCGTCGATCCCCGACCCTAAAGACCCGTCTGCACTGTATCGCACAGAAACTGGATGTGTTCGTCTTCTTCCAACTGAAGTGCCATGCACATCGGAACCGGATTCATTCAATCTTCTTGCATTCAAGTAATGCTAAACATTGTCAAGGCACTTGAACGAGGTGCACCGTTCTTTTCGTTTATTATTGGACTTGGCATTGCTGCAATTCTCTTTCATCGCAAGTTTCAGATTGTCAAGACCTTATCGGTTCCACTACCCGACGTGACTACAAAACTTACAAAGTCAGATGGAAAGTGCTATCGCTTCCGCGTCGAAGATGCGTCATGTGAATTCCCCTCTTCCTTATAAACAAATGGACGACGCCACATCGCTCGACGCACTCTTGCCGAGTCCGCAAGGTCCGCAATCCAGCGGTCCGATGGTCCCGGTGCCGTCCACGCCCGGACCCAGCGTGTCTCAGATGACACCGTCCTTTAAACCCACCCTGCCGGCAATGACATTCATGTTCCGGAATCTGCGTCTTTACTTTTCCTTCTTTCTTGCCGCCCTCATCATTTCCTTGTCGACACCCCGCAATCTGCTTCTTCAGTACATTCCCAATGCATACACATCGGGCGGTGTTGTCAGTTGGACCGGTGCGGCAGTCTTGGGAGGATCTGCAGTTGTCATTGCACACACCATCTCGATCTTCATTGCGAGTATGGGGTTGTAAAAACGAAAATATGATTTCAGAAACTAGACATCTTACGGCAAAAATGGAATCTCTCTTTGTTCTCGAGTGCTCGTACGACAAGTGGTATATCGGAAAGGCAAAAGACGTTCTTCATCAAGTAACCTATCTCGAGTGTGGATTCGGACCCGACTGGACTCGAACCTATTCACCGATTCGCATTGTCGAACAGAAACCCATTACAAGTCCAGATGACATGATGACCGTCACCAAGCAGTACATGAAGAAGTATGGAATTGACAATGTGCGCTGCGAGACCATGTGTTCGCTTGTGTCCGGAGAGGGCAATGCACACGTAGAACCTGCACGTTTCCTGGACCCGGACTTTGAGCGCGCACTTCGGTTCGAACTGTATGCGACAGACAGGTCCTCTTCAACAAACTGGAATTGTCAGTACTGTGTGTCGGATTACCCGACGCGAGACGCATGTCGTCATCACGAGGAAACGTGTCAATACAAACCTGCACCTGCACCCAGCAACTCGTGTACACGCTGCGGACGGCATGAGCACTCAACGGACCGCTGCTACGAACGCAGGCACGTGGGCGGATGGTACATCCGGTGACCCTGAAAACGAAAGTCGTGATCCTTTTTTAAACTAAGACATGGACTGTCTACTTTGCAAGGTCTACATACACGACACGATTGAGTCATCTCCATCTCATCCTTTTGTACGGGATGCCATTCGCAAACATGCAGCGAGACTTGCACCTGAATTCATGAGACTGATGCAGCATAAAGATACAATGGCACCCCTGGCAATTCTGACGGTTGAACTGGGCATTGTCAAACGAATCGGAAAGGTGAGACTAAATCCATTTTACGTCGCGACGGACTGGATCAATGAGCAACGACGACGCATTGGTGATCTCCATCTCATCCATTATGAACACTCGAAACCGAGTCTAGAGTCTAGAGATGATCTTTACTCCTAAGACAATGGAACCACCCGTCTATGTCTACCCCGGTCTTTTGCTAGGTGCAGGACATATGTTAACACCTCGATTTGTGTCCGATCACGGGATCACACACGTGATTAATTGTGCCTTTCCAGAGGATTCGCCCTTGTGGTTTCGCACACGGTATCCGTCTAGATATGCATGTATCAAGGCAATCGATTCAACACATGTCAAGATTCTCGACTGGTATCCAAAGTTTGAAGAGACACTCCGACGCTTTTTGCGTGCGCCTGGAGTCGGTACGATCTTTGTACACTGTCAAGCAGGTGTGAACCGATCTGCGTACCTCCTTCTCTATTTTATGACACGGAACTTTGGATTTGATTTTGTCACCTCGGTCAAGAATGTTCGCAAATTCCGCACAGTGTGCACAAACCCCGCATTCATGAAAGAAATTACCGCCACCTTGTAATGAGGTTGGTACTCTATGCACTCCTTGCCGTTGCCGTTCTTCTACTCCTCAAATCGGTGCACGAGTCGTTTAAGGACACTGAATATTTGAACGTCTTTGAACCCTGCGAATGTCCTGCAACCGGTACGTGCCCTACCGCATGCAAATCATGGGAAAGTCAGATCACGGCAATTGCTCCGTCTACAGGAACTTCGCGCGACACGGCAGCGGCGTACATTCCGACACTGAAAGCGTTTTACAATACCGTGTACGAACCTGCAGCAGCAAAACCGACTGAAGCAATGGTCACTGCATTTTTGAATTCACATCCGTCAACGGGTACAGATCCCGGATCCATGAAACAGATTATCATGAACGGGTTCCATATTGAATCTGCAACGGGAAAGACCGATACTGGAAAGGGATTGTTCACACCGAGCGCAGCACTCCAACCGTCGAATGGACGTGATGAAGTCTATGGAAAGTTGAATGAGAAACCCGAGTATACACCTGCAGATTCAAGCATATCGACTCAGTTTTCGGAAGGCAACTATGCGCCTGTATCGCAGACCATGCCCACCCGTGCGTGCGGTGTATTTTCTCCTCCCGAGAATGTATAATGGACGTTCTTCTCGCTATTTTGTGTATAGTCGCACTCGTGTTGCTCCTGTTGGGAAAGCGGGAAGGATTTGCTGCCGATTGCGGAATGGATGGATCGCCACCTCCTGCTTCATGGGGAGTTCTGAGTGTTCCGTTAAGAGTCTACACTCAAAAAGAATGCGAGAAGAGACACGATGGCATCTGGTATGATGGAGGTCGAGGAGATGGACTTGGGACCTGTAGGCGCAAGGCACCGAAAGGACCGTTTGGTGATGAAACCGATCTGTCGCAAGAATGTGCCTACTTGAACGAGAACCCTGCGGCACCTGCGGCACCTGCGGCACCTGCGGCACCTGCGGCACCTGCCGTCCCCCCTGCCCCAGTCGTGACCTCGACGACTGCACCGCTTCCTGCACCCATGCCGACCCCGACAGGTGGAAATACAATTACGTCTTTGCCCATCCCAGGCATGCCCAGCGTGCCGTCTGTTGCACCTCAAGCAGCAAGTGTCATGACATCCACGCCGGTCGGTGCACCTCTTGGAAGCGGAACGCCGCATGGAATCTTGCTTACGATGGTCTGAAATTGTATTTCGTAAGAACAATGAAGGTATCCATCTTGATTGGACTGTTGCTTGTCCTTCTTGTTTTGTGGAGTCTTCGACGTCCCGAGTTTTTCCAGGACACGGACAAGATCAAGGGTCCGCCGTACAGTGCTGCAGATGCAGCAGCAATCGTTGCACTCATGCCATCCACAATGAAGGCAACCTTAGAATCGCAAAAGGGGTCAAGCGATCCTCTTCAACTTATTGATGGATTGATCACGCAATTGTTTACACAATTTTGGCAACAAGAGTACCAACCTGCATCCGCTTCACTTACATCGTCTACTGTTAGCACGTTCTTGGACAATGCCACTGTGTCTCCGCTGACAAAGGCAGATGTCAAGACACTTATGGTTGCCTATTTCGTATCCCAACCGCACGGTGCAACAAATGTACAGCAGAGTGCTTCACAAAGTGCAGCGGCGGCAAGATCGGCAGGTGTTGCTGCATCGAATGGGTTCAATGATATTCTTGCAGGGATCGGACAGGGTGCTGGATATGGTTCTGGACCCACCGGCGGTACTGGAGGCACTGGAAGCACCGGGGGTACCGGGGGTACCGGGGGTACCGGGGGTACCGGGGGTACCGGGGGTACCGGCGGTATCGGAAGCGGTGGACTTCTCTTAGGAAGCGGAAGCGGAAGCGGAAGCGGAACCAGCGGTGCAAGCGGAGGCACCGGAACCAGCGGTGCAAGCGGAGCGAGCAGCGGGTCGCAGTTCGATCAGTCGGCAACTGCTGGATATGTCATGCCGGTCGGAGGACCTGTTCGACCTTCTTTTGCTGGACCTGAAACCAATATTGTGTCAAGCACTCCATTGACATACCCCGATCTTATTGGACCCGCTAGTGGAGGGTCCGCAGGCGGACCGGGAGGCGGACCTGTCGGCGCACCTGCCGGAGGACCTCCGGGCGGATCGTGGTTCGGTCAATCGACATTTGATTTTAATCTGTTTTCTGCATCGCAAGTGCCCGGAGATCAAGATCTTGTACAAAATCCGTATCTGCAATCCGCTGCGTATTCTGCGAGTACGTATTCGGCCAAAAACGAACCCGTTCCATATTTGGCAGATTTCTCGGCATTCATGAAGTAAAGAATGTTCGGACTCCGCAATCAATCTGGAAGCTGCTGGGTGAACGCAACGATTCAGGCAGTGTTCCGCATCCCCGAGGTTCAGACACGATACATCAATTCCGAACTTGAGACTACAAACCCAGTCGATTCGAGTCTACACGAGATTTGGTCATCCAATGGAGAGGAAGGATTGAAGGACTTCTATGCGTGTGTCAAGACCGCAGTCATGCCTGCAGGCGAGGGCATTGGGGACTCGCACGAACTTCTCGCATTCCTTTGCGATAAACTTCCATACCTCGACTCGCTTCTGCGGTTCAAGGTAGGAAACAGGGTTGCATGTACTTCGTGTACGCACGCAGAGACAGTTGTGGATTCGCTCATTGAGTTTTCCATCAGTCCACCCATGAAGAACCAGACGCTCATTGAGAGCATTCAGCAAGCAGTGACACCTACAGACATTCCGGACTGGAAGTGCGAAAAGTGCTCCGGAAAGGGATGCAAGAAGCAACTGCTCATGTCAACCTTTCCCAACATCTTTGTATTCCACGTAACCTCTCTCAAGTCATCGGTCACCTACTCGCCCATCGTGGTTCTCAATGGATTCAAGTACGGACTCCTTGCTGTTGTCTGCTGGAATGGTGGACACTGGTGGACATACGGACGTACACTGGGCGGAGACTGGATCGAGTACGACGATTCCAATGTCCGTAACCACGGGAAGACAAAGTTCCCCTTGTCGAACAATGTGCGTTTGCTGTTCTATTATCGCATCAAGGAGTAAGAGAAAGAATGTCTACAGGTGCGACAGGTTCTTCGCCCACCGGGTCCACCGGGTCCACCGGGTCCGCGGGTCCCACTCCTACACTTTTTGGTGTATCGCCCGATGCAGTTCTAGGTTTGTCACTTGCAGTTGTAGGTCTCATCAGTCTTTTCATCTTTTTCACGACTGGATCTGTTCTCGTTGTCTTTATTTTTATCCTACTGGGTGTTCTTCTCTTTCTCGTTGCCCTTCGGTACGGACTCGTCGTTCTTCCGTCCAAAACTACACCGTCTGCGACCCCGTCTCCGGGATCAGGCGCTCAATCTGGAAGTGTACTGGGCGAAAAGGGAAGCGAAGTGTTCCACATTGCAGACAATAAGTTTACGTATGAAGATGCGCCTGCAGTCTGTGCAGCATACGGATCTCAACTTGCAACTCTTGATCAGATCATTCTTGCATACAATGCCGGTGCAGAGTGGTGTGGATATGGATGGTCTGAAGGCGGAATGGCATTGTACCCGACTCAAAAGGCAACGTGGGATTTATTGCAGAAAGAACAGGACCCTGCACGCCGGACTGCATGCGGTCGTCCCGGTGTGAATGGCGGATATTTTGATGTCAAGAGCAAGTTTGGTGTCAATTGCTTCGGATTCAAACCGGATGGAGATGTGCCCTTCCCTCGTCCCCTGCCTGGAACGGACCCGACCCTCTTTGCCGCTGCAGTTTCAAGGTTTCAAGCAATGCTCAAGACCTTTACCCTCGATTCGTACAATCGCAACGAGTGGTCCGGGTCAACCGTCAATCAAGTCTCGTCCTACGGCAAGAACCTTACACAGGCAGTGGTCGGAGAGTTCTTTACCAATTACGGAGTTGTCGAGCACGCAACTGGAGATGTCGCATACGAAAACGTACCCGGTGGAGGCGGTTCGCTCGGGTCGCCTTTAGGATTGATGGGTGCGGCGGGCGCAACCGGTCCGCGAGGACCTGCTGGAACCGGAGGGTACACGGGTCCCCCGGGGGCGGCGAGCACAGTGCCTGGACCTGCAGGTGCACCTGGAGCTCAAGGGTTGGCGGGACCGACGGGTGCTCCGTCCAATGTCCAAGGACCCACTGGACCCCCCGGACCCACAGGCAAGGGAGAACCGGGTCCCCCGGGGGCAACTGGGGCAGCGGGAGCGGCAGGGGCAGCGGGACCGCCTGGAGCACCGGGGGGAATCGGTCCCAAAGGTGATCAAGGACCGCCTGGAAATGCAGGTGGACGTATCTTGAGTGCAACCTATGCTGGAAACCTCTGGGCAAACAACAGGAATTACCGTAATCAGTCCGATTTTACCGGATTCTTACAGTCCCTGATTGATCTCGGAATCAATAAACTGCCATCCAATCAAGGATTATGGCAGCAACCGGACGTAGGCGATCCTGCTCCGGGAAACGGCAAAACAATCTACATTCGTGCAGAAAATGCCGCAGGGTCGCCCACTGTCTTTGTCAAACAGGATGCCCAAGGACTTGATTGGAGTGATGTTGCCGCCTTTATCAGGGGAACTTCGCCTAGAGCGGCAGACTCTGTCTAATCTACAATTGAAAATCGGCAAAGTACACAGTCAAGCAATATGCCACAACGCTGAACAGGTACACCCATGTCCACACTGGGAACACCGTTGCCTCTCGATCACCCGTTCCAAATGGACGAACACGACCTTCGCGACCAAACGCGACAGTCGGTTTGATGTAGAGAAAGGCAGACATGAAAAAGAGGTAGAAGGATACCATCCAGATCCGATGATTTTTCCGTGTGAACGCCTCCATTATCAAATCCCAACGAAAAACAATGAGTACTGCCGCCGACTACATCTTGCCGAATCGCAAAGCATTTGCAGATTCGATTACCCGAATCTTTCTCAAGTACAGAAAAGAAGACCGAGATCCCCTGTCCGAAGACAAGGATGTCGACCTATGTCTGAATCAAACAAGTGCCCGTGAATTGTTTCCGTATCAAAAATTGATTCGGGATTACATGATGATCGAAACGCCGTATCGAGGAATTTTATTGTACCACGGTCTCGGGTCCGGCAAGACATGTTCGTCGATTGCCATTGCCGAGTCGCTCGTGTCCAAATCAAAGGTTGTCGTCATGACGCCGGCAAGTCTGCGCGCAAACTACAAGAACGAATTTCAGACATGTCCGCTCTACACTGAACAGCACTGGCGGGTCCGTGAAGTCAGTTCCGCAGAACGTGCCGATGAGGGCAAGTCGTTAGGGATCTCGGATGCGTTTCTTGAAAAACACGGCAAATTCTATACGACAACCCCGAGACAACCGGCAAACTTCACTACCCTTTCGAAAGCAGATCAAGATGTCATTCGCCAACAAATTGATGATGTTCTTACAGGTCGCTTCACCTTTGTGAATTACAATGGATTGACACGCACTGCAGTTGCCGCACTTCTTCCTGAAGGCGGACCCAATCCGTACGACGACTCCATTGTCATTATTGATGAAGTGCACAATTTCATCTCCCGCATTGCCGACAAGGAAGGTGTGATCTTGCCGGATTACAATGCAATTTATCGCGCCAAGTCCTGCAAAGTCGTGGTCTTGTCAGGCACTCCCGTCATTAACCGTCCCAATGAAATTGCGTACCTCATGAATTTGTTGCGCGGACCCATTGAGCGAATCACGATTCCATTCAAGACAATTCAGGGATGGGACGAAGCGAAAATGACCGCGACACTTCATGAACTCCGTGATATTGATACCGTCGAATTCAATGCAGTGAAAAAGGTTGTTATGGTCACTCGCAATCCACCGCACTTTTCTACCGTCTACAACAACACCGGTCAGCGTGTTGCCGTGCAGTACAATAAAGATTTACCCTGGATCCCTTTGCCTACCGATTGGGTCAAGTCCTTCAAAACCACCTTTGACACGGCAAATGGCAGCGACATTGCCCTTGAGCGGATTGTGTCCGAAGACCTTGAGTGTCTCCCGTCCAAATACGAAGAGTTTGCCGATCTGTTTTTGGATGGTCTGACCATCAAGAACCCGATGCTTTTGCAACGACGTATCCAAGGTCTTGTCTCCTATTTCAAGGGCGCAGATGAGCGCCTCATTCCTCGCAGAGTCGAGGACGACAAGATGCTTGAAAAGGTTCCCATGTCCTCGGAGCAATTCACAACCTACCTTGATGCCCGCAACAAGGAAATGATCAAACCCACCTCTGCGGCAAACAAATTAAAGGATGAAATGAAGTCCTTTCGCGTCAAGTCTCGTCTGATCTGCAATTTCTTGGTTCCCCCCGAACTCAAAGTCCCTGCAGTCGACGACGATGCGGCAAGCGAAGACTCTGTACCTGACCACCCCGATGCACTCACTGCCCTGCGAACCCAATCTGCAAAGTACTTGACACTGAAATCGCTTGATATCTACAGTCCGAAACTCAAACGACTCTTTGGCAATCTGTCCATTGGAGATGGCGTAGAGTGGCAAAATCAGTTTGTGTACTCTCAATACAGATCGCTTGAAGGTCTTGGTGTCTTTGCCGCAATCTTGGATGCAAATGGATGGCAACCGTACAAGATCATGAACCAAAATGGACAATGGATTGAAGATCCGGCAATGTCCGCCAAACCTGCCTATGCATTTTACACGGGAGAGGAAAAGGTCGAAGAGCGTGAATTGTCTCGTCAAATCTTTAACGGACGATATGAAGCAAAGTTTCCCGAGTCCTTGAAAACAAGCATTGCCGCACGGGGAAAGAAACTGCTTTGTCTCCTGATGGCATCGAGCAGTGGTGCCGAAGGCATCACGTTAGCGAATGTGCGTCACGTACACATTATGGAACCCCACTGGACCCCGGCACGCCACGATCAAGTCATTGGTCGTGCAGTTCGTATCTGCTCCCATGCCACACTTCCCGTTGAATCCCGCACTGTACGTGTCAGTATCTACATGAGTGTATTCAGTCCAGAACAACTCAAGACGTCAGAAGGACCGAACATTGCCCGCGTCCGTCGTGCAGATACATCGAAAAAGAGATACGAAGGCGGTTCGCCAGTCGACACGTTTATGTCGACAGATGAATACCTGTATGAAGCAGCGTTTGAAAAGGATGTGATCAATCAGAGACTTGGATTCTTATTAAAGCAATCTGCAGTGGATTGCGAAATTCACAGAAAACTTCACAGTCGAGAAAAGAATGTAATTTCATGCATGCGCTTCGATAGCGGAGTCACTGGAGAAGATCTCGCATTCAATCCCGCAATCAAGACAGACCCATCGGATGCGTCGTATCTGCGAAACATGGACAGAAAACGCCGCAGACTCCAGCAGGTGACCATTAAAGACCTGCTCTTCTTGTACGACGCAGACAGTCGTGAACTCTTTGATGTCTCTGCCTTTGCAGACAATCAGCGCCTGATTCGCATTGGCGTCATTGAATCTGAAGGCAGGGTCCGTTACGCACTTGCATGGTGAAGGATATCCTGCAGGAATCCAGCACACACCGTATTCCATGTCAAGAAGGTGTGCTCCCGAATCTTCTCACGCCGAGTCGCCAGATTCTTTACAGCAGACTCCATTGCATTTGCAGTGTCCTCTGGCGAAAAGGTAGGCGCAGACAATCCAAGCGGCATGGATCCGGGGAAATAGACATCAATGTCGCACCTGGGAATAAAATCGGTCACGCTCTCGTTCAAGAATGAACGGTAACTGCCTACATCAGTCACAACTTGAGGTGCGCCCGTATACAGGTGCTCAAGTTGACACAGACCGAATCCCTCTCCGTCACTTGTATTGATTCCAATGTCCGTCAGATTGTAAATCTGATTAATGATCTCGTCCGGCAGTGTATTCGGTGGCGTCGTATCCACAATCAGGAGACGGGTCTTGAACTCCTCAAATGGAAGGTTCGCACGCTTCAACTGATCCACATAGATTCGATGCAGGTCATAATATGCACCTGCCTGCGGACCCGTGACCGTGACACACATCAAGTACAGGGGCAGGGTTGGATTCCTTTCCAGAAGACGAACGAATCCGATCAACATTGTATCCAGACGCTTCCGTTGACTGTTACGATTTGCATTCAGGAACACGATGGAGTCCGGTGCGATTTTCTGAGTTGTGCGCAAGGTCAGTCGCGTACTCTGCGGCATGTTCGAAAAGACAGTCGGATCCACTGCATGCTCAATGATTCCAATCTCCTTTGAAATTCCATACGTCTTGAAGACACGTGCCCACTCCTCCGTAAAACAGTAGATCTTGTCCGAACAGTCGCGAATCTTGTCGACTAGAGGTTGTGCAATGCCCGTGTACACTTGGTCCACATATGTCCACACCTTGTACCGCGGAGGCGTCTCGGTCACCTTCATTGCGTCCAGAAACTTGCAAATGATGAGAGGGTCATTGTAGATCATTACAATGTCCGGATTGACCATGTCCAGATACTCATGAATCTTATTGAACCCAAATCCCTCCTCCTTCGGGTCCTCGTTTGCACCGGCATCGTACAAGACCACACCGTCCGGTGCCTTGCGAACCGACTTTCGATCAGGGTGCCGCTGAAACCCAAAGTGGTAGGTCTTGACCCTAGGTGCAAGTGTCGCGAGTTGCGACAGCAGATTGAAACTCACCTTGGAGTATCCTGTCGTCTGGTCCACGTGAGTCGATATCAGTACAAACCTCATTGGATAGATTCTTTCACTTCTCTATAAATCAAAGATGGTGCAGATTAATTCGGTCCAGGATTTTGTTACACAGAAAAAGAGACAGATTGTCGCTGCAACCTTTAAATCGAATCCGCCTCCCGCTCACCGGCGGTACAATTATGTGTACACTGCGGTCAAGGGGAATAAGGCGGCGCAGTTTGAGCGCAAATTTGTACCCGGTCAGGTCTACAATACAAATCTTGTTGCCCTCGGACCTGCTCAATACACCAACCTCTGCTGTTTGCCGGTTGGAACAACATCTCCGTAAGTAATATAAAATGGGTGGAACTCAATCTCAACCTGCACCTGGCGCCCCTGCACAATCAAGCTGGTGGAACCCCTTTTCCTCCGCACCCGCCGCGCCCGCTCAGCAGCAACCGCAGTATGGACCTCAGCAGTATGGACCGCCGGGACCGTACGGAGGTCGCAGGCGCCGTAGTCGTCGTGCCAAGAGACGGTCTCGTCACCGCCGCCGGGTGTAACGACGCCTGCGCCTACGCGTTTTCCGACCGCCCTTTTGAGATAAGACACCATCGATCTTGGCAGTACATGCATCATACGAAAGACCGGAGACATCGACAATTCGAAATCCCGCAAAGCGGTACATTTTGAGATCTGCAGCTGTCGGGTTTCCCATTTTAAACGGGTCATCTTGAAACACTGCATCTGGAAACATCTCCTTGAATTTCTCTTGCAGGTACGCATGGAGTTCTAGGTGATTGCAGTACCCTTCTGCCTTTTTCGCGCGGTCCTTCAACCAGTATTTCATGTATGTACCGGATTGAAGATTGAATCGCATGGTGCCACCTGATTTCATGATCTCACCGCCATTGTGGATATGCGTTGCCCCTACTCGAAACGCAATTGCACCGTGTTTTGTACCGATTTCAAACGCGTCCCGTACCGGGCATGCCACAAATTGCTTTTCGACTCCGCCTCTCGAAAATACAATCCATGTGTAGATCCCGTCCGGGGCGCCTCGTATGTCGTCTGCACTCAACAGCGGGATTTTATCAAGAAATTGTTTGAATATATGCTCGCCTATTGGAGGAAGAACCGCAACGGTGTTTGCAGGTACACCGTTCTTCATATCGATCTTGCAGGGGTGATAGATGTCATAGGTTCGAGGGTCAAAGGGGTCATATGCATATCCCCTCTTGTAGGTCTCCTCGCACCCACTACCCTTTCGCTCTTCAGGGAGTTTGCCTCTATGCAGGAAATCATCAGGATCCGCGGCAGGAGGAAGCGCTCCGTTTCCTGCCATGAAGGATTTACTTGGTTCTTTATGTAGAGAAAGAATCAAATGCCCGGTGCATTGATGCAACTTGCAGCCGAGGGTGCACAAAATGAATTAGTGAATGGAAATCCCTCCATGACCCACTTTCGCACCGTATATCGTCGGCACACGAATTTTGCCATGGAACATATTCGTCTTACATTCACATCGTCCCATCTCGAATTTGACGCGACAGGCACGAGGACCCTTTCGTGCCGCGTCGACCGATATGGACAACTTGTGAATGACTGTTACTTGGTGATTACCCTGCCCGATATATGGTCGCCTTTGAAATCCGTAACCACTGCGCCTTCCGGATACGATGCCCGTTGCAATGCAATTGGGTACGAATTTCAATGGATCAAGAACATTGGATACAATTTAATTGATCGCATCGAACTCACTGCGAACGGTCAAGTCCTTCAAACCATGACCGGTGAGTTCATGAAATTGTATTCATACCTCACACATGACCAGACGAAGCGAGGGATCGTTGACAAGATGGTTGGACATGTCAAGGAAGTGTATGACCCTGCAAATGCCTTTGATCGAAATGGACAATATCCCCACGCAGTTGCAGTGCAAAGTCCGTTAGGTCTTGCCCTGCCCATGACAACTGTGCCTGAACCGTCGATTCGGTCTCGTCAACTCATTGTGCCTCTTCACTTTTGGTTTTGCGAGAATGCCGGAACTGCCCTACCTTTAGTCTCCATGCAAAACACGGACATTTTCATCAATGTTGTGCTGAAACCGATTATACACTTGTACTCCATTATCGATACAACCCCCGGTGCCACCTTTGGGACACGGATTCGTCCCGATGCGTCCATGTTGTCAACATTCTTGAGTCCGCCGAATCTCGATGGAACACCGTCGAATCCGACACTGACCACCTTTTTCCCAGATCCATACATTGATGCGAATTTCATTTCCTTGACTGAAATGGAACTCAACCAGTTGGCACTTGCAGATCAGACCGTCTTGATGAAAGAAATTGTCTTTCTTGGAAGCGAAAATCAATTCGGTCCCAACACGGAACTCGTTCTTCCAGCACGAAACTTGGTGACACGGATCTTGTTCAATGCACGTCGGTCAGACAAGGAAGCAAAGAATGACTGGGACAATTACACAAATTGGGACGATTCCGGTCGCGCCCCCTTTACTGCAAACAGTTCGAATGTAGGCACAGTCCTGTATTCCAGCGGACAGTATCAAGTGAGTTCCGTGTCTCCCCGAGATTCCGTGGTGGACAGCGTGTTGCTCTTTAACGGACTTGAACGCTTCTACACAAAACCCAATCAATATTTTTCGTTACTGCAATCGTATCGGCACACAACTGGACCCAGTTTGCCCGGTGTGTACATGTACTCCTTTGCCCTCAACCACGATCAGTATCAACCGAGCGGTTCATTGAATGCCAGCAAATTCGACAAGATTTCCTTGCGCATGACACTGCAGCAACCCCTGCCGGCAAAACTGTCGAATGGACAGGTCCAGATTTGCGTCTTGCGATCCACTGTATTTAACCAGAATCCAACTGTGATTCCCCCTGGAAACATTGGATTGTATGATCCGTCTGAAGTTGTCACAGTGATCCAAAACACTCAAAACGGTGCAATCTTGTTTACCTATACGTACAATGTCCGTGTCTACATTGAGTCGTACAATTTCTTACGAATCGTAAGTGGTCTCGCAAATCTCGTGTTTGCGTCTTAACAATGGCAACTGGAGCAACCGGAACCGTAGCGCCACCTCCTTTACCACCCACTACACCTGCAGGGTACGTTCTGCCCGTAACTCCAGGTCCTCAACACATTCCTCCGTCTGGACCTGCAACGTCCATTACAAAGGCAACGCTAAAGACTGCGAAAGATTCTGTAGATGTACTTGATCAGATTCCACCCTTGTGTGGAGGATCTGTAACGTTTCCAGTCATGCCAATTTACACGGCAACACGTGCAAAAAAGGTCCTGACAACTACAGCGGACGACGACACTGTACACGGATTTCCAGTTGTTCAACTTGAGATTGTGTATGAAGACAAGGACGGTACGCATACCGATGAATATGCCTTAAAGGAAACGGTGACCATTGGGGAACACACTACACTTGGACAAATCCAGTGTACTCCTCAAACTCTGGTGTGGAGTGCAAGTTTGTATGCCTCGTACGGTGTCCTTGGATTTCTCGTGATTCTAATGTTCTTGACAAACCTGGTCTATTCTTGGAAATTGTGGGATGGATATGCGGCAAACCGGAAAACAATTGATCCGAACAATGAAGTGGGTATGTCCTATATCCTAACTACATTTGTCAAGTGGACTGCAAGTCCCGTGACAAAGTTTATTGCCGTTATCATTGCCGCACTTGCACCCATTCCATCCGCATTCTTGAATGCAGTCTTTACGGCAACAGTGGGGTACATGACTCCACCTCAACGAAGCATGCTTCCGACATCGGTCGGGTCGTAGACTTGCGGGCGGTAATTGGTAATGAGTGGAGGGCGGTGAGAGGCACGCGCACTCTGCTTCACCCAGGACACAAAGAGATACTTTTCATTCACAGGCCAGACCATAAATCCAGAGTCCGTGAGTGTCTTGACCAAGTACTCTCGCGCTTCGGACAGTTGAAACAATGGGTATCCGAATACGAATGCGGGTATTTCAAAGACGACATACGGCGCATTGGGAGAGTGAATTGCCTGTTTCCGGATTTGCCCGTATAACTGAGACAGGACGGGTCTCATTGCCGACATGCGTTTTTCACGCCGTTCCTCTTGTTCTGTCCATACATCACGTGCTTTCAGCATGCCCTTACTTGTCAGATACAATAGAATGTATCGATCCATTGCGCTTGGAGGTGGAGGGTCGAGAGGTGGATTGCTTGTGGGTGCACTTGCTGCACTCGAAGAAGAAATGGGACATCTGCAGTTTCCCGACGGTATTTACGGATGTTCGGTTGGATCGATTACTGCAGTTGGGGTAGGGTGCGGTATGAATGCCACACAACTCAATACATTTTTTCGTGATCCCGGATTGACAATCTCAGGTGTCTTGCCGCCGCTCCGACTGAAACATCTGAATGAACTGTCTATAAAAAAGGGCGTGTTCCCGATGGACGAATGGTGCACAAAACTGGAAGAGTGTTTTGAGCGACACGGGTTTCCAATTCGTGGCAAGACGTTGGGTCAACTTCCTCAACCTGTCAAGATTGTTGCGTCAAACATGACAACACTGAAACCGGTTTTGTTTTCGGGCGATGTTCTGGTGATTGATGCGCTCCGGTGCTCGTGCTGTTTGCCGTTCTTGTTTCAACCGCAAATTGTGTACAACAATGTGTACATGGATGGCGGAGTCTTTACACCCTGCATTGCCGGCATTGTCCCGCCCACCTGCTTGACGCTGCACATTACTGCACGACCGATTCCGGTGTATCCATCTACATTGGAGACTGTATCCTACGGACAAACATTGTACACCTTATGGTACAGTTTCTTTATGCAGCATGACTTGAGTCACTTCAAGAATCTAGTTTGGTTAGATGACGACACGGTCAATATTTTAACCGAAACAACGCCTGCCGATAAGGAGTCGATGTTTCAGAATGGGTACTCGCAAATGATCCGGTTTATTTCGAAACGCAAGTAATTACGAACGCCTGTGTCTACGAGACTTGCGTTTCGAGCGTTTACGACGGGTGCGACGCCGTCCGCCTTTGGGGTCGAGATCTCCTTCCGGACTTGGCGGAGCGACAGGTCCAGGAGGACTTCCAGCACCCGCAGCAGCAGCGGCAAGAACAGTAGCAGATCGACGAGGGGGTGTACTCGTCGGATCTGGCGGTAACCCTAGGCGCTCCTTTATAGGATTGCTCGTTGTTAAATGATACGCTGCATTCCTGCCACGGTCTTTCAGACGAATATTCGCACCACGCTCAAGTAAAAGGTTAACTGCCTCCAGGTTGTTCGTTCCGGCAGCATAGTGGAGTGCGGTTCTCCCTTTATTATTTTGTGCATCGATCAGAGATGTAGGTCCAGGTACACTCATCGTTTTATTGAGTATATCACGAATAACCTGAATTGGTTGCTTTGTAATAATTGTGAGCATCAATACATTCGAACCACTCAGTGAGTGATCGTCACCCATATCTATGCGGTGTTGTACTGTAGCAAGACCACATCGCTGAACCAGTACGCCTATCATCTCGCGGTACGTTCCAGTACCCTGGTCCTGCAACAATGCAAGTGCAAGCATGCTCACGCCGCCAAAAACTGTATCTACAGATACACCCTTGTCGTCGATTAGATAGCGTACGACATCTACGCGGTTCCATCCGACAGCGTCGTAGAGTAGAAGCTCTAAATGCGACCTGTCTGGGAGTCGTTCGATCCCCTGTATAATCTCAGACCCAGGTATCTCCGGTGCCATAATATCGTTTCGCAGGTGTCTATAGTCCATTGTACTCTTTCAATATTTAACTTTGTAGTGTCTACGAGACCTGCGTTTCGAGCGCGTACGACGAGTCCGACGCCGTCCGCCCGCTTGAGGGTCAGAAGGACTGCCTATATACGGAGGAGACGCGGGAGACGCGGGACCAGGCGCACCTGCACCTGCACCTGCTGCAGCAGGTCCACGCGGCGGGGATCCTGGAGGTGCTACCGGTTCGAGTGCACTGTCTAGAAGTGCCCGTATTTCTCTACCAATTGGTCCGGGCGATGTTATTATATCACGTGGAGTCTTACCGGCATTATCCCTTACGGTGACATCTGCACCTAGACGAAGGAGTTCCTTCACCATCTCTACATTGCCATTTGCTGCTCCGTGAAGTGCAGTCTGTCCGGCATCACTCTTCATCTCAAGCAGGTCCGGTACCTTTTCACATATCCGTCTAACAATGGAGACTGTGTCAAACTTTCCAAACGCCCAGTTTGTTGCTAGATAATGAAGAATCGTTCCACGGGTATTTCGGGGATCGCCCGTCACCATTCTAAACTTGATTGTCTCTGGGTTCACCTTTTCAACTAAATACAAGAACATCTCGGTCAATCGCTCTTTCGAAGCAGGGTACTTTGATGTAAGAATGATGTAGAGTACCGGTGTAGGGATCAGATCCGATCGTACAGTGACGTTACCATCCTTCATCTCGAAGTGCATTGTATGCAGACGGTTGGGGTCGACATGTTGCTCTTCTATCAAAAACTTGACAAGTTCAACGTGTACCACATCAATCGCAGTAAAAAGCAGTATGTGCAAGTCCTCTGGATAGAGAGCAGCAACTTGAATTCTTGATTTCAGACTCTCCAAGTTGAGTGGTGGAGCGCCTTCTAGTGTACTCTGAAAGACCTCTTTTGCGAAATTTTTAACTACTCCGGGAGGAGCATGTGCCATCTTGTGTTTCAAAGGATATCTTATTTCTGTTCCCCAAGTGACTCGGTCAAAAAGGCAGTCAACCCCTCGTGTGTCACCTGTCCAGTGTACTCTCGCAGACCACCCGACGTTTCTAACTTGACATTGGGATACGACTTGATGTCGTATTGCGTACACATATCCTTCTGTGCCTCGCAATCAATCTTTTTCAACGTCACACGTGTCGTTCCGTATGTTGCCGTAGACGGCAGTTTGTCCCATTCGGGCAATGCCTTCTTCGAGTACCCACACCAATTTGTATAAAACATGTACAGTGTCGCAGTTCCAGGCAATGTCTCCTTCACTGCAGGCATAAGTACAGGTTTCCACCAGACTCGATACACAATCAAGGCAACGAGGATGAGTCCGAGGATAAGGATTGCTTGCTGCATTGTTGAAAGAGATGGGAAATTTTGCGCTGTCGTTCAAACCAAAGACGGTAGGCAGTTGGGGCATCCACTCCTTCCTTCATTTGAATCCACGCAACGTCCGTTGTCATGCGCTCTGGTTCATACGGTCTAGGATGAATTGTAAACCACTTGCCACGATACCTCACGAGCATATTTGTATGCTGCACACGTGAGGTAAATGGAAAAAGTAAGTAAGTTGGAGCGGGGCGGTGTCTAGAAGCGGGATCCGATATCGAAGAGTGCGCCATTGTGCTCGCCCACCGGTCCACTCGTGTAGTTCAGCATACCACCTCGACTGTCGACGGACTCTGCCTCCCAGTTGTCGTGCATCTGTGCTGCAAGGTACTCCAACTCCTCCTCGGAGAGCACCTTCTTGACGCGGATCTTCCGCTTGACCTTTGTCCATCCCTTGATGTCGTCCTCCATGAACGGTTCACAGTGGCACGGGTAGTCGTCCAGTCCGTTCGGCATGCGTGCCTGGTACGCCGGATTCGCCTTGCATTCCTTGAGGGCATGGATGTAGTCTGCCCGCAGGCGGGCGTTGGTGGGGTAGCGGATCATTGCGAGAGTCTCCATGGTCGTCATTTTGTGCTGATGAGATTGATTTATTTTTAAAACCCGGATTTCGTTTTTGCGATTCTACGTTGTGTCGACACTCGAGGTTTGCGTCCGCACTTAAATCTCTTTAGAGTCCGTCCACGTTTTTGCAGAACTGACTTGACACAGATCGCAATTGCTGCCTGTTCTTTCGTAGACCCAGGACGTGCCTTCACGGTTTTCCGCACTGACTTGATACATTTGCAGAGTGCCCTTGCCCTTGACCCGCCTTTCCGGATCGGAGTCGGTTTTTGTACACCCGCAGGCGGCACGTTGGTCGGAGTTGGAAGCGGCGGGGGCGGCGGAGGACGGGGGCGAGGCGGTGTCCATGCAGGTCTAGGCGGAGGAGGTTCCCGTCCACTCATTTACTTTCTAGTCCGGCGAATCTTACGACGACGGGTGTGGCGACGCCGAGTACGTCCTCCCATGATCACCGATCCCTTAGGAGCAAGGTCCTTGAACTTGATTGGCGTAGGTTTTTGTACTCCCTGGGGGGGAGTATCCGTGAATACGGGTGGATCCCCTCGGTTTGCAAGTGTTGCCGGTGCCCTTCTCGGGGGATCTATGTTGGGTCTTCGTGCTTCTTCAACTATTGTGCGAAGTCGTGTTACATTCGACATTTGTTCAATTGATGTGAAGAATATATCCACACAAAGAATAAACAAATGGGTGGCGGTCTTCTCCAACTTGTTGCATACGGTGCTCAAGATGCCTACATCACTGGAAATCCTCACATTACCTTCTGGAAGGTCATGTACAAGCGTCACACGAACTTTGCCATGGAGGCAATGCGTGTCAACTTTACAGGTGCGCCGTCGTTCGGTCAACGCGTCGTTGCTGTCGTCAACCGCAATGCTGACCTGCTGTACCGCACCTACCTCGAGGTGACACTGCCCGACACCCGCACAGCATCCGCCGGCGGTGGTGCTGTCAACTGGACGCAGGGTGCCCAGCGCCGTCTCGGATACTTAATGATCCAACAGATTGAAGTTGAGGTGGGCGGTCAAATCATGGACCGTCAGTACGGCGAGTGGATGTACCTGTGGGAGACTCTGAGTTCGCCCTACGACCAGAGCGTCAAGTTGGATGCCATGCTCGGCGGTGACCAGGGTGGTCGTCCCTCGACCTTAACATCCTGCAACGGTCGTCCCAATGTGCTCTACATTCCGCTGTCCTTCTGGTTCTGCCGCAACCCCGGACTGGCACTGCCGCTCATTGCCCTCCAGTACCACGAGGTGCACTTTAACCTCATCTTCCGCAAGGAGATTGATTTGGTGTCGGGCACTGCCGGAGTCGCGGGCAGCATCGCGAATGCTGCGGGTCGTCTGCCGGAACCCAAGGAGGCATCCCTGTACATTGACTACATCTACCTCGACACGGATGAACGTCGTCGCTTTGCCCAGCAGTCGCACGAGTACCTCATTGACCAGTTGCAGTACTCTCTGCAGCAGACGCTCACAACGGCGAATGCCCGCATCGACCTTACACTGAACCACCCGATCAAGGAGTTGATCTGGGTGTTCCAGGATGCCCGCAAGACGGACTGCGCCAGCACAACGTCCATTGCCGATGGATACACGTCTCCCTTTTCGTACGATGACATTGTCGACCGCTGCCGTCTGCAGATCAATGGACAGGATCGCTTCGATGAGCGCTATGGCGACTACTTCTGGAAGGTCCAACCCTACCAGCACCACACGGGCGGCGCCTTCTGGCCCACGCGCAACTCCATCTCGGCAAACGCAACATCGACCGCGTCTGCGACAACCAGCACGATCTCAGACACTGTCTTCACTGCGGGTACCACGACAGGTGTATTCTTGATCGGAATGTCGCTCACGGGCAGTGGTGTTCTGCCGGGTACGTTGATTGTCGGGTACGGCAGCGGGTCGGGCGGTGCCGGAACGTACATTGTCAACAATGGACAAACGGTTACATCGACAACCATCACGGGCACCATCGCCGACCACGCGTTCCCGGTTGCGAACCCGATCAACGTGTACTCGTTTGCGCTTCAACCCGAAGAGCACCAACCGTCGGGCACCTGCAACTTTTCCCGCATCGACACTGCGACCCTCGTGTTCGACAGCAAGACCAGTGGCGGTGCGGGCACGTTCCCCTCCAAGGCGTACCCGTACAACTTCCGCATGTACGCGATCAACTACAATATCTTCCGTGTCATGTCAGGCATGGGCGGTCTTGCGTACTCGAACTAAGTTCAAGACTATACAAATCCGGAATTGCGCGTAAGGCACTCACAATTGCTGCCGTAATGCAGATATGAAACCACATGTGACTTGACACGTAATCAAATATGCGATAGGGATTGCAAAGACGCTCCGGGATTCGTCCAGAATAAAAGACGCATCCACCCACAACAACCAGTGCAGAACAAAGTGCAGACCATCTCGATGCTTCACGTTGGATCATACTGTAATTGACAAGTGTGAGTGGAAGGGATGCGACTGCGGCATAATAGATCCCCCAGTTTCCGATCCCGTCTTGACTCTGTCTTGCATTCCAGATACACCACGCACTAAACAGTGTGATCAATCCCAACCCTGCATAGAGCAGTGTGGGACTGTGCACATAGACTGCAATCGAAAACAGATCCAAGAAGAAATGGGAGTAGTTCACTGCGATGATTCCAAGACAGTCGATAAACCATGCAACTCTGTACCATTTTGAATTGAGTATATACATTGTATGTGCAAACGTAGATGCCACGCTCATCGAGACTGCTCCAACGTACCCTACCGTAATTCCGAGTTGCAAGATCGGCGACGCACACGCGTACACTGGACGAGTCAAGTATGTGTATGCAAAATACACGGCACTCCACAGATGTGTATGGATATTTAAGGTCTCATTGTGCCATGTAAACACAGAGTACGCACACTCCCACGGCGTCGAATGGGTTAGCGGATTGCGATATCCCGTCAGGATAAAGGGTCGTACATTTCGTGGATCAATCTTCATTGGTATAGAGTTCGGCGCATGTCTTAAACCCGGACCCGTGTATTCGGGGTACACTCCCCAATTCCAAGTGTCTGCTGCATCATAATCGGTGCAATGTGTCCACGACCCGGACACCCCACATGCTCATGTCCTAAAATATGTCCCATCTCATGTGACACCATATACTGCCGGTAGTCGTGCAAATCCAATTTGCTTTCCGGTGCACCGTGCGACCACCGCATTGCATTGAGGTACATGTGTTTCCCGCCCAATTCCGCACAACTTAGGTTCCGTATATCCTTGCCACACACCTCATTAATTGTGGCAGGGGACGACAACCGAATTGCAATCCCGCCCTCCTTGACACGCTTAAACGATTTCCCCCATCCATGCGGATCTTTGAGATAGAGCGAAAGTTCCTTCTCAAATTTTGCTTGGGGATACCGCACGTCTGGATCGACAACTGCAGTGTACTTGATTTGTTTCCTTGCTCTACGAGACTGGCGGCGTCTTCGTGTACCCATTGTTAGTCACCTAGGAAAAACGAAAACCGACTGAAGATAATGGGTGTTTCCTATTCTACAATGAAGTGTCCCTGTTGCAAAAAGAAAAGTCATCTTACATTCACGTGCCGGTGTATGGGCATGTACTGTGTCACCTGTCGGACCCCTGAAGTCCACAAGTGTGCCTACGTTGTCATGGAACCCATTGCCCTACCCAAGGTTGTTCCCATCAAGGTTGAAAAGATCTAACGCCTAGACAATGGACCGAGTTGATCAACTGATTGCAGACTTGCCAGATGACAATGCGTTAAAAACTGAAAACCAACGTGACGTAGGAGTTGAGTCTGTCAATGCTGCACTGGATTTTCTTGCCACCTACCCCAAATTTGAAAAACGTGCGGGCGAGTTGAGAGGTCTCCTCCTCAAGAATGGACTGTCAATGGGTATACGGGACTCTGTACGGCGTACATTGAATGCAGTCAAACTGGACCTTGCGGAGGGTGGGCGGAGGCGAACTCGTCGACGACAGGCACGACGAAAGCGTTCACGAACCGTCGGATATAAGGGTAGATGACCGGAAGATTCTGGGTGCAGAAGACCGGTGTGTACCTGAACACACCTGACCGCGTCCATTTTTCCGCTTGAGTGAGAAGGTTGCATGACTCTACATCGATGTGATCCTTAAAGAAGATGAACATATCCCAATCTCCACTTGTATCTGTCCATCCCAACTCCTCGTTTGTGCGGTCTGCTGAGAACAATGGTCCCGTCTCGCGGAGTTTGCAATGCGTAAACGTCGCCACAGCAACCATCTTTCCACGTGAATTGTTTGACATGAACCACAGTAGGTCACCTGGTTTTGCACGCCGCACGAAGTGATCATGGCGCTTTGAATTGATCCCCCAGATTCCGTACCTTTTGCTCCCTTCGAAGTGCTTGCGGTTCCCAATCCGCATAATCCAATGAGTCGGTTCCATTCTGCATGCTTTTCGGTCTTTTTTTAGGGAGTGGTTCGTTTTTCGGTAAAAATGAAGCGTAGAATTGCAAACTTCGGATACATCATTCAAAATGACCTCGATTTGGCAAGAATTTCTCTCGAATCGCGACAATGCCCGTGTATGGAACGACAATACCCATCCACTGTACAAGGTGAACTCAGACACATTTGCAAAACTCGAGATCAAGACGTGGAAGCACAACCGCCCACCCGACGAGGACCGTATTCTCGAGATCCACGCAGAGATTGCGCAGTCAAAGCGTGTAGACAATATCCTCTATCTCGCACATACATCCG